CTACCAACGATCTTGCCGCCCCGCGCTCCGTCTGCTCTTGTAACTCGCTTAAAATCGCGCTCCATGCTGGTATTTGAAGCATGGCAAAAAAAAACAAGTCCTGTTCATCCAGCCCCCCATCTGCCCAGTCGCCGACCATTTTGCCCCCAAGTTCCATATCCCATTCAAGCGGGTTTGTGCCCTCCTCATAAATGAAAATCGAGGCTAGGTAGAAAGCTTTGTCGTAGCGAGCCTTGGACAAATCTATAAGCCCCCTTATTTGCGAATCCGCCCAAACTATTGCTTCGCTTCTTATTTCTGAAAACTTTTGGTCACTGGAAAGCAGTGCTTTGTGGGCGCGAAGCCCTACGATCAAGTCCTCAAACGTAACACCCCCGCCCACGACTATTTGCAGCTTCTGGTACTCGCTCCACTTTGCTATGCCTATCGGGTCGCCCGGCTTGATAAACTTGTAGGTCTTTCCGTTGCACACAAACGGCGCGTAGGTCATGTTGCCGTTGCCGTCACGGGCAAATTTCATCAACTGTTTTTCCATTTTTCCATTAGTGTTTCAAAATCCTGGAGTATCAGCGCACCGAAAGACGCGCCTAAGATCATTAAAATATTGCCCGCGTCAAAGGTCGCCCCGTGTGCCAACCTCCAAGCCTGCAAGCCCGCCGCAACCCAAACCGCATGGCACATTCCGCACTCGATTAGCGGATGCCTCACAACGTAGGGGAGGCGGTAGGTAGCCCAAGCTTTCAGCCACCCAAATGCCTTTCCGTATTCCGACCAAGGGCCGCAAAACATATAAGACCAAAGCGATATTGCAAGTGTTTCTATCATTGAGAAGGAAGTCTTACAATGTCACCGTGTACCCGCCCGTCGTGACCCGCCCCGGCAATGAACCATGTGTATTCACCCACGGTAAAGCCCCCGGCAAGGCCAGACAAGTCGTCGTCGAACTTTTCCAACAAGGAAACGCACCTGAATATTTTCTCACAAAAAGTCATATCTTGTTAGTTTTATGGTACTGGGAGCCTTACGAGCGACCCGTACACCCTTCTATCTTGTGCAAGCCCGCCCCCGGCAATCCAGTAAACAAACCCCTCTGAAACAAGCCCCCCAGCCAACCCGGCGGCATCTGTATCGAACTCTTCCAGATCATTCAAGCACACAAATGTTTTTTGGCAAAGCGTTTGTGGTGTTGGCCCGGCTGGAGACAAACAGCCCTCTGTCGGCACCCAATCCAGTCCCATTTCTTCCAAACACGCCCTGTTTACAATAAACTCCCCTTGTATTGACAGCCCAAAGAAGTCATAAGGGTATATGAACAGGTTTTTGACCCAATCCTTTGCGAACGTGAACGGCTCAAACATTGACGGGGTTTTTGTCAGCTCGCGCACCCTTGTAACCTCTATTGCCTGAAAAACGCTCTCCTCGATACCACCGCCAAAAAGTCCGACCGCCGTGTGAGAACCGAACAGCTTTGAGATCACATAGGGGGATATTCTCCCTGATGGCTGGCACTCGTTGTTCGTTACGCTTTCCCCCAACCTTTCGACATTCAGCCAAAAAACTAGTTTCAGGTCAAACTCAAATCGCAGGTGTGCCATTTTTGGCCCCTCTACTGCTTTGAGCGTCACCCCGCCGTTGTCCATGAAAAAGGCGATTGCGCTTTTCCGGCTGTCCGGCTCAAGGTGTTTGAACAGCCCGCTTTCCCAACAGTTGTTTGCATTCACCCCGCAGGCGACCGGGTAGATAAGGTTGCCCTTTGACACCATCACCCCGTCCGCGCCCTGCACTAAATCGGGCTTGACAGCTTGCGAAACAAGACCGCCGAAACGCTCCAGCCATTCAAGGCTGGACAGGCTTTCCTTCAACACGTCCGCTATAACTGCAAGCATTATATTCTGACTAGTTTTATTAGCCCTTCGCGGTATGCGTCGGTAGCCATCTTTGTTTCGCTTTCAGATACCTCCAGTATGTTGCCGCGCTTTGGCACGGCCTTGTCTAGTATTTCCTTTCCCCTGGCGTTTCTTGATTCGATCACGACCGTGGATACCGCGTTTGCGCTGCTCACCAACCGAGGCCCGACACTTGCCCACAATTGCCCCGTCTGCGTGAAGTCAACAAAGGCAATCTGATAGCCCTTTGATTTTCTGTCGCTCTTCGTGAAAGGCGTGTAAGGCACAAGCTTGGCCCCTGCGGCGTTCTCGCCCTTTGTTTGTATTCTTAGCTTTATGAGTGCAGACAAATCAAAAGCGATGGTCAGTAGGCGTTTGCCCCCTGTCCCTAAAATATCCGCTTTGATTCGGCGGATGTTTTCGATTTCTGCCTCAAATGCCATAAAAAGAATATCCAGATTTTTGCAATGCTTTAATTCCGCAACCAAAAACCCACCCTAAAACATAACTGTACGCTTCGTCTGTGTTGTTGTTGTGCGGCATTCCAATCCTGTCAAAAACGTACATAGTGATATGAGACGATTCGTGGCAAAGACTTTCGAGCACCTTGCCCCGCTCCTCTGAAATACCTATGCACAGCACACTCCCGGTAGCGTAAAAAAAGGCCACTGTGTCGTCTTCATAATCACCATCAATTTTCACTTTAGCCGATTTTTCAAGCTCCCGGATACACTCGCTTGTCTTGCGGCAAACAGATACGAACAAATTGACCCTAAACGTCTCGTTTAAAAACTTTGCTATCATGACAACACAAAGTTTTCTTGGCAGCCGTTAAAAGATTCAACCTCTGCATCAAAGGTAAACACTCCTATGTTCAACCCCTTGCCCTGTGGCCTGCTCTCAAATTCAGTGTTTGCCATTTCTACCAAATCCGTCTCGGTTCCGTCCGAAAATGTGACTAATGAGTTGTCCCCGCACTTCGCGAAAAACGGCAGGCAGTAGTCGGGAATGTCGGCCACCTCTACCTTAAACCTTGCCGTGGTTCGGGTAAAAGACTTTGTGATATTCCCGTACCCGTCAACCTCCCTAACGACCTCTCTGTCGGTTACACCCCTGTCCCAAGCCCAAACCGTCGGATAAAAATACTGCCTGTAAGCTATTTGGTTCAAAACCTTTCCCTTGTCCGCGTTTTCGTTGTCAAACTTAAACCTCCAATCTTCTACCGAAACTCCCGTCACCTCAAACACTTGTATCGTCTCGCTGTAATACAAAACCCCGTCTATTGTCAGCCAAATTTCCCAGAACCCACACGCGGGCTGCGTGGTGAGGTTTCCCGTTGCCCTCCACGACACCCAGAACCCACCGCCCACTTGCTGGCTTACCACCAGGTTCCCAGCCGTCATTGCCGTACCTGTTCCTCCCACCGGATTAACCGGATTTATCAGTTCCCACGTCACAACGCCCGCCCCCGATGGTACAAACACCTGAAAAGGCAAAAGCCGTTTATTCGCGGCGCGTATCCCGAACGGCGTGATGTCCGTCCCCGGCAACTTGTGGCGAAGGAAGCCCCGAACATTGTAGAACGGCAATATATTGCCGGGGTTTATTGGTATCATTGCAGTAACTCTATTTTAAGCGTTCCCAGTTGCGTGTCTTGCTCCGCGCTCTCGACTTCACCCCAACCAAGCTGCGTGTTCACCAGTTCGGAAGCCTCGAAAGCATCTGCGCAGCAAAACTTTATAGTAACCGGCCCTTGCTTCTTTGACTTTCGTACGCTGTTTACAACATAGCCGGGAACGTTTGCCGTTGCGTCCGCGTGAAAACGGCCATCGGCCCAAAGCTCTGGAATGACGTATTTCCATGCAAACGCGCCGTTGCCGTTCCCCCCTATTGCGTTCAAAACATAATCAGAGCCTGAAAGGTAGGTGGCCAGCAACATGAACCCCTCCAGCCCCGCGTCCGGGTTTTCGAGCAGCCCGCCAACGTCGCAACATAGTTGACTTGATGTTCTTTCGTCTCCCTGCACGGTGGCACACGCGGGCGGGTACGTTATTCTCTTTACCAAAAAGTCGGGGCGGTAACTTTCTTGGTACGCAAAAGATTCAAAATTTGGTATTGGAGCATCCGACTTGAAAGAGTCCAGCCCCACAATGTACTTGCCTCCCTCCAATGTTGTCAGGTTTAGCCCGTTTGTTCCTTGAAAATAGGTATAGTGTTCTATCCTAAATTTTACAGTTCCCGCGTCGTCAACGATTGCCCAAAACAGGTTGAATATTTTCAGCTCATTCAAAAACTCCTTGAGCGATATTGTAAACCTGGTTGCGTCGTTTGAGGCCGATGCCCTGACAATGTCCGACTTTTGGTAAAACAGAGTTTGCGCGTAGTTGTCAGCTGCAAACGTGTAAACGCCGTTCGCGGGTTCGCTGCCGTCCGGGTTTATATTGAAAAAGTTGCTTACCACGCTGTCAATAGCGCAATCAGTATCCGCAACCGCGCCCTCTAAAACAGCCTTTAGTGTGCGCCCGTTTGAAATTGGCTGAGGGTTGACTATTTGCGCGTCCCACTTGAAAATGCCTTGCGTGGTTATTGAGCTGATGGTAACAGGTCGCGCCCATGTCGTCCCTGAAATCAAAACCCAGTCCAGCCCCGGCGGTAAAACGGAGGTAATCTTCTCCCTTGCCATCGTTGTGATAATCTTTGTCTGCGATGGCAGTATCACCATAGTGCTATTGATCGGCCTGAATTGTGATGTAGCGTCGGGTGCCGGGTCGGTACGAATGTCTAAAATAGTGAACGCGAAGTGCATTTGAGTAAGCACGGACGGGTCTACCACCGTGACCGAGTACGTTTCAATAGTGCCTAAAAAGGTCTTTATTGATACCGCAGTGCCGTAGTCAAGCCAGTTACTGCCCTTGTCAAAGCTTTTGCTTGCGCACTCGTAAACGTCGTTTGGAAGAATACTAAACTTAACCTCACAAAACGATGAACTATATTCACCGTCTGGAATTGGCACAATGCCCTCAAACCATGTTGCCCAAACTCCGTCACAGTAGTTTTCAATTAAAAGTGAAACCTCTGTGCAGTCCCCTGTGTCGTAAATGTCCCGAAAATAGGTGTAGTCATCCTTCCTGAAAACAAGTTGGGATGAAAGCTTTATCCGGTACGACCTGCTATCACCGTCTCGTTCCCACTTTTGTTTCAGCCCGCGAACAACGGGGTAAACAAGCGTGTCGCCTGTGCCGTCGTTTGCTGTGAACCGGTAAGTGTCGAAAAGTGATGGCATTGGTTTAGTTCTCTAAATGTGACATTGCCCCATTCCTTGAGCAGTTGTTGGAACTCGGCATTGTTATAGTGTCAAATAGCAGTATCTGCTCAAGTGAAACGCCGCCCATATTGCCTTCGCAGTCGGCCACGTTTGACACTTCACAGCATTGAAAGTTTGCGGTAACAAGTGTTGACGCAACCCTTGTTTGCATAAGAGGGTAATGAAGCTTTGTTGCCTCAAATAAAACAGAGTCGGGCTTTTGCCCGCAAATTGGACAGTCGTTAAAATATTTACTCATTGTTATTTACTGTTTTAAAAAGTCTAGTATTCCGCCCTTTGTGCGAAGTCCATCCAAAAGCTCAAGTTGCGCAGGTGTTCCATTTTTGTCGCAGGTGCGCTCTTCAAAAATAGGGTCGCCTTTTACCCATTTTGATGGCCATTTTATTTGCCTGAAAACTGGCAGCCCTTCAATTTGAACCGGGTCGCCCCAACCGCTATTGGTATGGTTTGCTTTTCTCATTGCTTTTTCTTTAAAGTTGCTGCCAAGCTACCGCTTATCCAGCTCAAATGATGCCGACAATTGTGTCCCCCTAGGTCTGTAAACGGGTCGTACCCTATCTTTGGCTTGCCCGCAAAGCTTAAATCCTTCCATTTCAAAATCTCCTCCCTGCTAAAAACCTTGTTGACGCGGGCAATGCAAAACGGCCTTGAATCTTCTTCCAATGTGCCGGAATAAATCGCAAAATTCAGCCCCAACTCATCTGCGTAAACAAGGTTTGCCGTGCGGTCAACCCTCTGGTACAAGTCGAAAGATACGGTTTTCCAATGCCTTTCCAGCAACCCGCCGCCGCCATTTCCCCCGGTGAAAATATCTTTGAACGTTTTTTGAAAGTCCTTGAGCGGGGTTTGCTGAATAATAGCCTGGTTCACCAGCCGCGCCGTGCGCTTTGCGGTCTCCTGGTTATCAAACAAGTACTCAAAATACCCACCTGGTATGAGCTTTTTCTTCGCCGTATCGTAGCCCCACGTTTGCAATGTCAGCCTCTGCGCTTTTTCAGCTAAGCTTTCGGGGGGCGAAAGTTCGCTGAAGTAATTTTCGTTCGCCCCAAATATCCTTTCAGACCATTTCAACACCCTTTGCAGCACCGTGTCAAGGAACGACTTTTGAGACCCCTCCATCACTGCGTAAAGCCCGGCCACCTTGCTTAGGTTTGCGCTTGTGTACCTTATGTTCCCGTCATCCGTGTCAAGGCTTTGGATAATCCAGTCAACTACTGCTGCGTACCCGACTATCTGTAAAGATGTTACAAGTGCGTCGGTGTCCCTTTGCGCGTCCTCTGCCTCCGATATGCGCTTGTTTATCAGTTCATTCAGAGTTGGCATCCTGTGCGGTGTCTATTGCGTTCGCGGGCGCATTAAAGTTTGGCGGCTCTCTTTGTTCGATGGGAACGACCCGCTGGGCGAACTCCATAGCCTTTGCCCCAACTATCTTTTTTTGAAGGTCGTATGTTTTCTGGTGGAAAATCGGGTCTTCGTTTTCAATCTCCTCAAAGACCGGTTTCCAGTACGCCCATAAAATATAGGTTGGGTCGGACGGTGACAGTCCGGCAACAATCATTGCGGCTTGCTGCTCGGTCTTGTCGTCAAATGGCAGGAACTTGTACCGGGCCTCTACCCGTTTTTGAATTTCAGGGCTTCCTTCAAACACTTTCTGGTTGACCTTAGTCCTCTGTGCCTGCATTGCCTCGTAACCAACGCCTGAATCTTTCATTGACTTGAAAGCGTCTACCATTTCTGGCAATGCCTCAATTTTCAGGTCTTCCGGGTAGGACTTGTCCACAGTAAGAGCAAAATTCCTGTACTGCGATCCGACGCGGTATGCAAGTTCGTAGTGTCGGCTGTCCAGTGCGCCGAACGGGGCCAAAACATTTGAAATACCCTCCACCATGTGGTTGACCTCCGTGGCGGTTTTTATTGTCGTGTTGGTTGGCTTTTGCACAAGCCCGGCATCGAAAACGGCGGACATAAAGCGGGCAAGGCTCACGTTTTGCAGCTCATAAAGCCATGTCAGGTAGGCTATGTCTATTGGCTGGGTGTGGGATAGCTGGGACAATTGCAGCATTTCCGCCGGGGTGACGTTATCGGGAAGGACTACCCGTATTTTCGCCTGCTCGGTGGTGAACCCCTGCATTTCCCCGGTGCCGTGGCATTCAGAGCAAGTATGTTCTCCGTCCCTAATTCCTGAATAATATCCGCGCTCGCATTGCCCGTAATCGTGGTGGACAAATTTGCACTGCTTTACATATTCGTAGATCTTGGGGAATGCGTAGACCGTGAGAAGCACATCTGCAATACTTTTTTGCCGTATCAAATCTTTTAGCAGGTCTTCCGCCGCGTCAAACCATGTCACAAATGTTTGTTGGTCTGTCAGTTCGTCAAAGTAAACACCTACGCATTCGGCGGGGACTTCTGTTGTCCCGTTCCTTATGAATGTCTGGTAAAAATTGCGCTGCTTTGTAGACTTTATTCCAGCTTTCGCGCTTTTGCCCGTCGGGTCTTGTAATGCTGTGTCGAAGTACATTGAAATACCAACCTCTGTTTCTCCCGGTTGTATCCCCTGTCGCCCGCCCGCCTCGCGCATCCTGACAATAGATCCGGGTGAGTACAGGTAGAAGTCCTCCAGTATCTTGTCTGTTGGGGCGTTCCCCTCAAGCACACGCTCTATCCTAATATTTCTAACTACCAGCCAATCCAAAACCCCAAAGGATTTTTGGAAATTCAATGCGTTTTCGCACGAAACAACACTAGGATAAACTTTTGTTTTTGTGATCGTTCCCTCGATATTCCTTTGATCGTTCCTTTCATATACTACCCAAGCGTTGGGGTCTGTAACGCCAAAAAACTCAAGCGTTCGCCCCTGCCATTGCTCCAGGGCTTCGCCCGGCATGAAATTGTAGAAGTCTGTTTGGAGGTCGAGCAGGGCCTTTTCGTTCGTAGTCGTGAACGTTCGGCGTATGCCCTCTACCCGAAACATCTGCTTCCAAAGTTTTCGGGGGATTGATACCGCGTATTTTGTGAGGGAGTTGTACAGCCTGTTTCTTTGCTCCTTTAAGTCGTCCTCCTCAAACCTTCGGTACCGCGTCACCTCCTCTTCTTGCCCTACGCCCGTGGTTATCATTCGGCAAAATTTCTTGACATCCAGCGTTCGCGCGTAGTTGGCATGGCGTAGGCCAAGGCTTATATTATCAACTAGGATTGCGGTTAATTCGGATGGTGTCATGCGCGGAATTGATAGTTTCGGTGCAAAGTTACAAACAGCGTTCCAATTTTGGCGAAAATTCGCTATTTATGAAAAGTACACGCCTACCTTCGCATAAATTTCACTATGTATCATTCCTGTGAGGCAATCAACCCGGTCGTCATGTGCCGCGTTTGGGAACGATGCACATTCGTCTAAAAATAGGGATACCCATTCCATCCCGTCCGGCAAATAAACCCTCCCGGCCTCAACAACGGCGGATATTGCATTTACTCTTGATACTTTACTGTCTTTAGGTGCCGCCGCTTCCGATACATTTAGCCCTGACTGCTTTTTCATTACCTGCACGACACTCTTGCCAGTGGCCTTTGGCTCAATTCGTATCATTGAGGCGGGTGTATAGGCGTTTTTTCCGCAAAACTCTTTAACAAACTCTATTTGCTGCGTAAAATCCAGCCATTTGGCTGTGCATTCCAAAATGTAAAAATCCGCGCCCTGCTTTACATAGGCTATCCCGGCGGTCGGGTCATTCTTCTCCTGGTCGGTGTAGGCCGTGTCAAAATAGAAATTCACACGCTTGCCTTTCAGGTCAAATGTGCGAATATCATACCGGGAAAACCATTGCCGCTTAATCATATTCCCCTCATCGGCTGCCGGGCGTTGCTGGTAGAGAGCGTTCCACGTCCTACTGCCGATAAAAGAAGTGCCCGCCGGGTCTGACATCACCAAAAGGTCGGCGCGTGGGTAACGGTCTTCCCAAAGTGCGTCGCCGATTTCTCTGTACTCCTCATCCGCTGATTCGCAAATAGCGGGCAAGGAAATAACCTCTGTAAATTCGTCAACTCCCTGAGCAAGGATGCGGCCTGTTAGGTCGTCTTCGTGCCACCGTGTCTGACAAATAACCTCAATCGCGCCCGGCTCAAATCGGGGCTTGAAAGTTGTCCGATACCATTCCCACGCCCGGTTCCTATAAACCGTACTGTCGGCCTCGCTTGCATCTTTTACAGGGTCGTCAACTATCCCGCAAGTGCAACCAATACCTGTTATACCGCCTCCTACACCCGCGCTGACATAGTATCCCTTGCTGCCTACAATGTCAAAACGTTTGTGCGTCTTTACCGCGCCTGTGTCGCGCCCGTCTGCCAGTCTGGTATTTGGGAATATTTTTTTGTAAGCCTCTGAGGTGATTATTTTTTGGCAGTCCCGATTCATTGCGCTTGCAAGTTCGTAGGAGTACGATGCCTCAATGACCTGTTCGCTTTGATCCCTACCGAAAAGCCATGCGGGGAAAAGCCTAGAAACTAACTCGCTTTTACCATGCCGAGGGGCCATCATTACAATTAGCCTCCTTATCTTCCTTTCAGCCAGCCGCTGGAGCGCATCAATCAGTACGAGGTGGTGCCAGTTGAAAATGTAGGCCGGGTTTACCGCCTCTACAAAGTCGCGAAATTCGCGTTTGCAAAGCTCGCTGTGTGCGCCGTCAAATTCAGCCTCGGTAAATTCATGTTTCCCCATCCGTTTTTTC